TTTTTTAAATAGCTAGGTCTTTTTCTCGCTCATTCATTGCTTTTATTAAGCCAAATTTTCTGATGTCGTCCGAAAACAACATAAGCTCAAAACTCTTGCGTTCGGAAAATACAGTGATTGACATTTGGGTAAGGTAGTATGGGCAATCTACATACCTTTCCAAAAATATGATAGTTTGAGGACTTAGTTCGATTGGTTCGGTAAATGGAATTTCATATTCTTTTAAATCCAATTCCGAAACTAAAAATTCGTATCCGTCTTCGCTAAGTCTAAAATTGTTTTGTTTACCTGCTCTAGTACTTTGCCACCATTTACGACCAAACATCTTTACATTTATGTCGTCTGTACTCTTACCCCATTGTTGCAGGAATATCTTTGTAAGAGTATCTCTTGTTATCATTTTATGATTGTGCCTTGTGTAAGCATAACTACTTGGAAATCTACTGTTCCAAAAGTTAAGTTCAATTTTTTAGCTAGGTTATGTGCGTGGCCAGGATTACTAAACGAAACCTTTTTATATTTCGGTCCGGGATAATTAACTAGACTATTAAAGGATTTTAAGTTAAAAGGCTGTCCTTTGTAAAAGACAGCCCAAATAGCGTCAGCTTCTAAAATTTGCTCAGATTTCCAGGTTTTCTTGTTTACATTCTCAAGAAGTATGCGTGGTTTAGGTCTTGACATAATATGCGTATCCAAATAAGTACGCATATATTTATCCTATTTGTCGCTGAAAGTGCCACCGTCTAATTGTATTTGCACTACATCGTTGCCAGTGTTGTTTTTAAGAGCACTAAACATCGATTCGTAATCTTGTAACAATTTTTGTTGTATTTCAATTAACGCTAGATTAATTAGTCTAGCCTGCTGAATAGGCAACTTTACTTCTTTTTGTTGACCTAGTTCAGCGGCTCTCAATAACTGTGCAAACTGACTAATAGGTGTAGTATTAATCTGACTTTGCATTAGCAAGTACCTGTTTCATTTCTATTTCAGTTTTAAAAGGACCTTTAAATGGATTACGTTCAAGTGTAATTACTTTAGGGCAAAAACTCTTAACCCATCCTTTGTTAAACTTAATAGTATAATAACCGGCACAATACAGACTCTTACTAGCATTGCTCTTAGTGAACAGTGGTAGTTTACGTCTTACATCATACATGTTGTTATATGGTTTTACGCTAGTTGGAAACCCGTGGCATTCATTAGGTTCAGCGTTTGTAACTTTAATTTTGGTGCCAGTTAAAAAGAAATTGTCACCAAATTGCTTGGTAAGATCTTGTTTCTTATTAAACATAACTTCACCGTTAGTACTAGATAGTACAAACTTGTTGTTTTCTTTTTTGTGTAGTGTTGCGACCTTAGTGCCATCTTGCTCTACGATCCAAAACTTACCATCCACAATCGGCTTGGCGTGTAATTCTGTCATAATATTCTCCTTAGTATCACTAGGCCCCGAAGGCGCTCTAGTAATATACGTATTTATCTCTTATTCAGACAGTGGCAACGCCAGTGTTTCACGAATTAAATCAATTAGTTCGTCCTCTGTACCAACAATAACTTTGGCTGTTTTCCAATCATCGTTATCATCTCGGCCTCCAACTTCAATCATAAATCCGTTATCGTAACGATTGATTGTAAATGATTCGTTAGCTTTGGTTAGTTTACTTGTAATGGCACTCATTTAATTCTCCTGGGTTAATTTTCTCCAAGTAACATCCTTCTCTGGATATTTTGCTTGGAATGGTTCTGCGTATTGCTGAATGTTATCAGCGATCTTTTTCATATCCCAAGCATTGCAAAACTTGAGCATACGAATTCCTACTTGACTAACTTCTTTAGGAAGAGCGTTAGCATTGATTGTTTCTTTAATCTTTTCTTTAATATCATCAGGTTGTGCTGTAAGATCGCATAACTGTACGTTACGTTGATAATCTTCTAGTACTCTGTGTTCTTGTCCATTATGGTCGGTCCACCTCTGAAGCATGAGATTGTTCCACGCAAATCCTTTGGATTTACGATCTTCGAACGCTTCAGTAAGACCAACTTTGTTTTTAGAACCTTTAGTACGCACACCTGGATACGCCGAGAAGACATTATCACTGGTATCACCACGCATACATTTCTCGAATAGCATCCACTCTGGATCTTGCGCTGGCTTTGGCTCGCCTGTCTTTTTGTCTTTAACGGGTTTACCTTTTGCATCAAAGATACCTTCATGTGTAATATGTAAATCACCTACGCCATTATATTGGCTAACATTAGAAGAAATTAATTGTGCAAAATCTCCATCTGTTGAAATAATCACATGCTTGCTATGAGGATGTGCTTGTACCCAACCTGCAATTAAGTCATCTGCTTCTAAGTTTTCATGACGCATTACAGTACAGTTAGTTTTCTCTGTAATGAAGTTTTTAAATTCGTCAAACGCTTCCCAGAACAATTTGTCTTCATCTTGTTCTTTCTGTGTCATAGCCGCACGAGTTTCTTGCCTATTTGCCTTGTAAGGCTTATAGTAGTCTTTGCGCCAGCTACGACCTTCGAGGCAGAACACTACGTGAGTGCCACCGAAGTCTTGCCACGCTTTCTTAATACTGTTAAATGTAATGTGAAAAGCCATGCCCAATTTAATGTCAGCGGAGCCTTGCACCACATGACGAGCACGGAAGAAAGTATTTGCAGTATCAACAATAATATATGTCATTCAACTTCGGCTTTGCCGTTACCTAATCTGTTTACGTTAATATAACCGCCCATCGATTGTTTAGGATCTTGACCTGCTTCTGCAAGCATATTACCGGCTAAATCTCTAAACCAACGATCGACAATTTCTTCATCTGGATCACCGTCGTAACCGTAACCAGCTTGTCTTAATTGTACTATAAACAAGTCGTTCCAGTCAAGCTCAAAAAAGCCATTTCTAACATTATCTGGGTTAACCTTAGTTTCCAAAACTGCTACATACGGTTCGCCACGTTCTGTAGCACGAGCTTTTGGATCCATCTTTGCTTCTTGTTCAGCAACTTGAGCTTCGGCTGTTGCCGCTACTGCTTTGGCTTCCATTTCTTTGAGAACTTTTAAGTTATCTTCTAACTTATCAATTCCAAACCATTTTTTAATTAAATTTTTAATCATTTTTCTTTCCCGTACAATCGCAATCTCTGCCTTGTCTGCAATTACCATTACATGCAGAATTACTGTTAATTACTTTTCCGATTAATATGCCTAATGGAAAACTAAGTATAACCCAACCACAGATAATGCAGATCCAAAACCACATATTAGTTTTCCTCGTGGAAATCGTTAAAATATGTAATCTTCTTTTCTACCTTAAACCCTGCTAGTCTTTGTAATGTTTCTTCTTCTAGCTTAGATTCCATATATGCTTTGTATCCATTTGGATCTAACATGTAGTCGCATTCTTCGTCTGTCATAGGAAGATCGCCATTCATACTTAATATTTGATTAACTTGGTTAATCTTAGCCTGTTGTTCAGGAGTGTACTTACTATCAACTTTTCTTGACATCTCTTCTCTGAATAACACACTAACTTTTCCATCTTCGTCTTTCATTTTAATATTAAGGAAAGAAGAAAACTTTTCTTTATCAAACTCAATACTGTAAACTATTTTTCTCATTTTAGGTTCCCCACGCATTGCGCCAAATGTCAACTTGCAATCGTGGGCTATAACGATAACCACGTATCATAGCAAGCTCGGCTACTTGCTTAGTGTTTAGATTGTAAGTATCTTCTGTGCCACCAACTGGCATTAGATAAACAGGGCCTGTAAAGCCTGCTTCTCTGTATTCTTTAACTGCTTGATCTACTTCTGCAACATCATCTGCATTAGAGACAACAAACTTTAAATACGCATTACCAACTGTTTCATACTCTGCAACAATTTCTGGTTTAATTGCGTCTGCCCATGCTTCACCGCTACAGCTAAGTTTAGGACTTACGCTGAATGTGAACAAACTTACTGGCGCACCAACTGTGTTTAACCAATCATAAAATTCATGTGTTAAACGTTGAGTACCATTTGTTTCAAATGTAATATTAGTTAATCCATTGTGTTGGCACTGACCAATAATTTCTGGATATACACGTTGCCAACCTAGTAAAGGTTCACCGCCTGTAATTACTAAATGGATATCATGTCCGTCTTCTTGCATCCATGTGTTATTTGGAATCAAGTCTTCCATCTTTTTAATAACATCTTGTGCTTCAATCATAGGACTTAGATCTTTAAATCCTGGGTGCCAACTAGCGTAACTATCGCAACCTGTCTTTGCCAACGGCAATTCTTCATATGAATTATACATATGAACTACACTTGCAATATCATCTGGTTCTGTTGACTTCTGGCCTTTGGGCATTGCAAAGCCACGGCATTCAAAGTTACAACCGAATGTACGCAAGAAAACGCTAGGCACTCCTGCGTAACGTCCTTCGCCTTGTAGGCTATAAAAAATTTCTGCTACTTTTAATTTACTCATCTTCATCTCTTTCTAAAAATTGTGTAACTTGATCTTCTGCATCTTGTAAAAACTCTGCGTATACTTTAAAAGTAGCAACACCGTTTTTAGCACTAATATCAAAAGGAATAGTTCCTTGCGGGATCCAATTAGGACCTACTTCTCTCTTAATTTCAAAAACTTGTAATCGCTTAACACGATCCATCATTTCATCAAAGATTTGTTTTGCATTGCTCATTCGCAATCACCTTCTTTTGCTAGTCTACTAGCAATTCTATTCTGTAGATCGGCTTTTGCTTTACGTTCTGCTACAAACATTTTAACATCTTTACAAGCAGATTTTAGAGTTTCTGCATAGTTTAATGCTTGTTGTTCGCCCATAATAAGATTGGATTCTACTTCGATATAACCTTTGGTTAATAGTGTCCAAATCTTTTGCCAGCGGTTAAGTTTCCACCATTTGGTTTTTTGTTGAGTATAGATAGTAACATTAACGCCAATATCTTCTGCCTCTACCCATACTGTATGTGAATGGT